TGGGTGATGAAAACTATTTTAATATCTTCGTCAGGTAATTTAGACACATCAAAACTAAATGTTTCAAAGTCTATATCAACAAATACTGGTTCCAAACCCACTTGGAATACGGGGGCAACATTGGTGACCCAGGTGCAAGCTGGGACCAAGACGCGAGATCCATCTGGTATATTGTAAAGCTCCTTAACAGCTGCCAATAACAAAAAGTTAGCAGTGCTCCCAGATGAAACAAAGAGAGAGTTCTTACAACCCAACCAGTCTGACCACGCATTCTCAAATTCTGCGACCTTCTTACCATTAGTGTATTTATCAGTAGAGTTAATAAAGTCTATAAGTGTTTGTTTATCTGACGAAGTAATCGCATCGTTCATTAACGGCCACCACATCTTTAAGTATTTAAGTATTTATGTCTTTAACCCAATTGCTTGTAAAACTGGTCTTGTTTGTCTTGTTTCTCAACTGACTTGACATGCCACAAACCAATGAGTGGGTTGGCTTCAAGACTAATCGCCTTTTCAAAACCTTCAACTTTTTCGTGGAGAGATTTACTCCATCGAATAGATGACTTGTTTCGGAAAATTCTTCCTTGAAAGTCTGGCCAGTTAATAAAACCAGCTTCATTAATTGTAAATTTACATTTTTCAAGCCATTCTCCAGTTGCACCAGGACAAATATTCATACGAGGGATGTAAATACAATCACAATCAGTTTCCATAATTGGTGTTCGCATATTTTGAATAAGTGGTTCTTGTGGAATTTCATCAGCATCAATCATAAAAATAAAATCGCCTTTACATTGATCAATGTGGTAATTGCGATGAGCAGCGAAATCACCATTGTGTTCTCTATAACACACTGAAATACTATCGGCAAACTGTTCCAAAACTTTCTTTACTTCAGGTGTTTCTTTTCCAGAATCAACCAAAACATTAATGTCATCAGTGCTTTGTTTGACTTTTACAAGAAAAGACAAAAGGGAATAAAGTTCTTTGTCTTCATTACAGACCTCGACAGCATATGTAAAAGTTGGTTCTTCTTTTAGGTCCACCATTATACAAATTAAAGAATTCATTACTTTAAGTTATATAATGAGTGCCTTTGAATTAAAATTTCTTGAAGTTGCTCGCCTTATCAAGGGAAGCGTTCTCCCCCAAAAAACTAATTTGAAAAAGTTTAGATTGGGGGAACATAGAGATGGTGGATATGTTGTAGCCCAACTTGAAAATGATACTTATGATGCACTTTATTCTTATGGATGTGATGATAATATTACATTTGAAAAGGCTTTCCATGAAAAATATAATAAACCTTGTTATGTTTATGATCCATTCAAGGGTATAACTGACAAACCAGATTTCATTGAATATTTTGAAGAAGGTTTGGCTCACGTTAATTATGTTGATAAAGATAATCGTAAATTTGGAACAATTGATGAACATATTCAAAAAAATGGTCACACCGAAAGTAAAAATCTTATGGCACAAATTGATGTTGAGGGTTCTGAATGGAATGTCTTGGCAAGTGAAATAAAAAATTTGAAAAACTTTTCACAACTCTTAATTGAATTTCATATGCCATTAATGGGAGATCAATTTCTTAGAATGGAACCATTTATCAAATATGTTTTTGAAAAATTAAATGAAGACTTTGTTTGTGTTCATTTCCATGGAAACAATGCACCTCTCCAACCATGGTTAGATGGATATTTCCCAAGAATGTTTGAAGTCACTTATGTGAGAAAAGATCTCGTAAAAGAACATTCACTTGAAACTGAATCTTCTCCCATGGAAGGTCTTGATTACCCATGTGCAACTGATAGACCTGACATTATTGTAAATTATTGGTTAAACAAAAGACTTTATGATTAATAAAAATAATGTTTGGAAAAATTATCGGAAGATTTTTTTTGGAACCTCATTGTGGTTTAAAAGGAGATGATGAAGAAGGAACAGTCACCGTTTCTGAATTGGTAGAAACATTTCTTTTGTGGTCACATTGGAAGAACCAATTAAGTGGAAGTTTTAAAAAAATTAAATTATTTACAATGTTTGAAACAACAGATGTTCATCCAGCTATTATAAATTCAATGAAAATATTTGATGAGGTTATTGTTCCATATGATTACCTCAAAGAAATTTTGGTAAAACATGGAGTTAATGCTGTATCACTAAACTGGTATACATCTGATTTAATTAGAATGAAACCATTTGTTGTTCCAAAAGTCATGGACAAAGAAAGAAAAATTTTTCTATATGTCGGAACAAATGATAAAAGAAAAAATGTTACTACTCTCACAAAAGTTTTTGCTAAAGCTGCAGAGGGAACAAATCATTTATTAATTGTTAAGACAAACAAAGAAGATGACTTGAAACAAACAAAAAATATTCAAATTGTGACTGAAAAGATTTCATTAGAAAGACTTGCAAGTTTATATAATTTATGTGATTATGTCATTTCATTTACAAGAGGAGAAGGAGTTGGATTACCAATGTTAGAAGCAAACTATTTTGGAAAACCAGTTATATGCCAAGACCAAGGGGTATTTAGGGATGTAAAGAAAGAGGTAAAGTATGGTTGGATTACATTACCTGCGAAAGAAATACCCATTGATTTGGAAGGTGTTCCACAATTTTTACATGAAGTATTTTATGGGACTTGGTTTGATGTCTCAGAAGAAAGTGCCCATGATATAATAAAAAATATCATGTTAGAATAAGATGCTCGTAGCAATCATACTTATTATAATAAACATATACATACTACTAAATACTAATGAGCCTGAAAATTTTACAATAGTAAAAGAGAAATATAGAATTCTTAGGGAGCACATGAAAAATCATGAAAAACCAGAATATCGTAAATTGGCAACAGAAATTCCATTGGTTGCCCACAATGAACAGTATTTCAGAACACTTGGATACAACACAAACAAGGGATATGAAATAGGTTTATGTATTGATGGGGCACCAAATGAAATAATGCATGTTCTTCTTCATGAACTTGCACATTCTACTGTTACAGAATACAGCCACAGCGAACACTTTTGGAAGCAAACATCTGAGCTAAGAAAAATTGCCAATGAGTTGGGCATCTATACACCAATCAACACCAAGACAAGATTTTGTAATTCCTACATTCAGGATAATTAAAATATTTACTTAACTTAAAGTCTGACAATGCTTGACATTGAGATAATCAAAATGGCTTTCACTTGGACTCTCGTTTCACTCGCGATCCAAGGCCAACACTTCTTTGATGGGTATACTTATAATACCATCTGGTTGACAGCAGTCACACCATTTATCCTTTGGTTTATGAATGGTAGTTCATACCTTAATGTTCAATTCTGGTTTATTTTTGTTGCTGCTATTTTCACAGGAGCTCTTACATTCATGTTTTCCCTTGTTCGTCCACAGCTTGCTGGTGGTCTCCGAGAGTATGGTAAAGACAAGAAGAACACTGGGCGTATAATTGGTTTGCACTCTGGTATGTTCTTGTTTGTCCTCCTTGTTTTGGGTCACTTGTCTGTGAACCCATTCGCTCCAGCGAGAGTTGTTCAATACATTAACAATGCCGGAAACAATGTGGGTAATTCACTACTCTCAAATGCCTAAATAAATACATTTGAAAAACAAATAAAATTAATTTTTCAAAAATATCTTTTCAAATTGATAAATTAAGTAAATCTATTTACTTTTTGAAAACATAACGCTGAAGAATAAAGTAAACAACAGCGGCAACCAAACCAGTGGCGGCGAGACCAACGGCTGAGCGTCCGCCCATGTCATTCATAAAACGGGGAACAGAGGTCGCAAGCTTTTCCTGAACTGGCTTGCTGATCGCAATAGCAGTGCAAACACCAACAATGAGTGCTTCCATTTGTTCGTCTGTCAAGTTAAATGGGTTCTTGTTTGGTGGTGGATTTGGGGTTTCATTTGTTGGGGTTGGACCAAAAGCGGGTGGGTTTTGTGGAGCAACATTTTGAAGACCCTGCATGCGTGGATCGGCACTAGCCGCTGGGGGATCCATAAGAGGAGCCGCGGATCCACCTGAACCATAATTATCAACGAGGTCGGAAATTGGAGTTGAATCCATTGTTATTTGTTGTTGATTGACATTTTTTTCTTCGAATTTCGCATCCAGTGGTGGAGGTGGAGACATCATGGGACGACCCATATCAGCTCCTAGAGTTTTATCTTCCTTGGTTGGGATCAACGCTTGTGGAGGAGGAACATATGCATTCAATGGAACCATTCCATCGTCTGCAATATTTAAGTTCATTGTATCTGGAATACTCATATCTATTCAATACTCATGTTTTATCAAATTTAATATGACGCGTGCTGATGTTTTATTTTGCTTTTGAAATTGTAATACCTGTTTTCTTAGATATAGCCTTCTTTACAGAATTAGAAGAAGATGCTGTATCATATTTAGGATTATAGCTTTTCTTGTGCAAATTCCAAAACATGGGGGAACCAACTCTAAACTTGGGAGCTGGACTTTTTGCCTTGTACCATCGTACACAATCCTCTATTTTATTTGATTTAACAGTATTATCCAATACGAGGCATTCAAAGTGTTCTGTACAGGCATCCATTGTTTTACTAAATAGGTCAAAAGTAGGGAATATACCGAAGAAATTCTTCCATAATTTCTCACGATTCGCAACTATATTTTCCCGAAGAATAAAAACATAGTCTATATTTGCTCTTAATGCGGGTGGTAAGTCCATACAATACTGCATAGAGAGCATAAAAAATATTTTAGCGTGCCTACCATTTAAGAAGATTTCTCTCATGACTGTTTCTTTCAAAAATCTATTATCATACATACAATCGTCAATAAGTAAGAATGTTCCAATGTTTTTCTTTTTTGGATCTTTAATTAATTTCTTCTGTCGTACCATTACCCTTTCAATTGCCTCTTTATCAAACTCATTATAAATAAAAAGATCTGGAACAAAATCCCCATAAAATTTGTTACATTCTTCTGTTGCAGATTGAACAATTCCAGTGGGAATGTGCTTTTTGTAACCCATTATGTCCCTGATTAAATATGATTTTCCTGTGTTTCTCTTACCAATAAATACACAAATTCTATCATCGCCCATTGTCTTAGGGTCAAACTTTTTAAGTTGTAAGTTAAGAGATGACATCTTACTAATGGATCCCGTTTTTTTTATCAATTTTTTACTCACATACTATAGTAGATGAGTCTGAAGCTCGCAGCCAAGGGTGTCCAAGATGCCTGGTTTGTTGGAAATCCTCAGATGTCGTATTTTTTTATGAATTACAAGAGACATTCTAAATTTGCATTAGAACAGAAGGAGTTACCCTTTTCAGGAACACAAACTTTTGGTAAAGATCTCTTCTGTGATATTCCATATTCCCACGGTGATTTGATAAAAAATTTAGCACTCCGAGTTACAATAAATGACATTCAAGATGATATATACCCAGAAACAGTAAAAGGTAGAGATGGTATGACTTATGTTCAAAACATTAATTTACCATATGTTCCATCCTTTATGACAGAATTAGTAGAGCATGTAGATTTGATTATAGGTAATCAACTCATCGAAAGATTACCAGGAGAATATATTTATATTCATCAACAACTCAATAATAGTGAATCTGATACAAAAAATTCATTAAGAAAAATTAATGGACATGGTGATTTTATTGACAATTTTGATGATGACGCTTTAGATGATGTATATGAAATTGTTGGTGCTTCTATGGAAGAATACAATTCAAATGTTTTCAACACTTATATTTTGGATTTGCCATTCTATTTTTTTAGAGCCCCAGAACTTTCTATACCTATGTGTGCATTGAAAAGACAAAAGGTTGGATTACGATTAAAACTAAAAGAATTTAATGATATTATTTTTGGAGGAAAAAGAACAAACTATCACACTGGTAGAGATGTTACATCAAATATTCAATCAGTGTCTCTAGAGGCTACATTTGGTTTCTTAGAAGAAAATGAAAGAAAATTTTTAATGACACGACCCATGGATTATGTTATTACACAAGTTCAATATGCTCAATTCAATATGCCATATCCAATGAACAAAAAGAGTGTTATGCTTAATTTGAAAAACCCAGTAAAAGAGATGTATTTTGTTGTTCAAAATGACACATATAAACAATACAATAATACACTAAGGTTTCAAGAAATAAAAAGAGCTGAACTCAGGTTTAATAATCAAGTTGTATTTGATGGAAATAGAGAATTCCTTGTATATGATCAAGCAATTGAACACCATGTAAATATTCCAGAACAAAGAACTATGAGATATAGATTTAAACACAACAATTTTATTGAATTTGATACATCTTCTGAATTTGGAATGTACAGTTTTGCTTTAGAACCGGAAAAACCACATCCAACAGGACAAGTTAATATGAGTCGTATAATTCATCAAATGTTTACGATAGAAATAGAACCTGAAATAATGGACGTATACTGCCCCAAAATGTATGGTCATATTTTACCAAAATCAGATGCAAGTGAAGGAGATATACCCATATTATTAAGATATCAAATGGGTAGGAAATCGCCACCAGTAAAAAGTTTTACCAAAAGTAAAGACAATAAAGTTAGGGTTTATGCAGTGAATTATAATGTTCTCAGAGTGGCGAGTGGGTTGGCTGGTCTAAAATTTTAAAAACTGTTAGTAGTAGGAATGGCTGGTCGTCTTCAGATTGAATCAGTCGGTAAACAAGACAGGTTCTTGACAGATGATCCAGAATTCAGTTTTTTTACACAAATCCATAAAAAGCATACACACTTTTCAAAACAAAATATAAAAATTGAATCACCCAAACCGGTTAAATTTGATCAGATATTAAGATATAGAATACCACAAAATCAAGGTGATCTATTGTCAAAAATTAGTTTTGAATTTGAAATGGATCCAGTAATTCTATTTAATCATGGGTATGTAGATTCTTTTGGACATGCATTGTTTGATTATATTGATTTATACATTGGTGGTGTTTTAGTAGAGAGAATAAATACAGATTATTTACAAATTCATTCTGAGCAAAGTATTACACAAACAAAACAATATGGTCTTTCCAAAACACTTGGAAAATCAGTGGTTCAAGATGCAACCGATGACTACACAAGACAATATGCAGTTGTCAATTATAATAGAACACAAAAATTTGTTGTAAATATTCCATTTCACTTTTATCAAAAACCAGAACTTGCTATTCCAATTTGTGCGATCAAAACACAAGAAGTTGAAATTGAAATAAAAACTAGAAGATTAGAAGAACTCATATTATCAAAAAATTTCAAAAAATTTGAATACCCAATAACACCTTATCAATCAGCATATGATTTAAATACAAATCAAAATATTCTTGACATAAAATACATTCCTAATTTAGATACAAACCAAAAAGATGGAACAACTTTTGGTGGTGTGGGAATGATTACATCACAATTAAGAATTATGAATAGGTTAACACCATATATTTGGGCACATAAAGGTGATAAAATTGAATTCTATGGAGTAAATAATAAATATGTTAGGGAAAGTATTGAAGATTTAACTATTGAATCAATAGCATATACAAGATTTCAAACAAACTTTTTATATAGACAAAATGACCCATCTTTCCCAGAAACACAAAGAATTACAAGTGGTAGAATTATTGGCACAGGGACACAATTCCACTCTCGGGGAATGGGTGTATCTACAGTTCCCAAATATAACGAATATTTCGTTGGGGACCCAGAATTTGGAAATGTTTATTCATACATTAATAATGATTTAGTGTCAGATATAAATATTGGTGCAGGTTATGGACAGTCAGTGTGGGTAGATGATGAAGGTATAAAAGTAGCTGTTGGATTTACAAGTAATACAGATCCATCTCATATTACAACTTTTGAAAATACAATTAAAGTTTTAGACTACACGGATGATCAAAACCCATTTGTGTATAAAACACTCACTGCTGCAGAACCAACTGCACAATTAAGATACACAAGAATATCTGGTGATGGTACACATGTTGTTGCTTTAGATATTGTAAATAGTATTCTATATGTATTCAACATTGAAGCAGACACACAAACATCAATTAATGTCATTGAAAATAATGCTAAGTTTGATATTTCAAGTGATGGTTCTAGAATAGTTGTTGGTATTTTTGGTTTATCCCAATACAGAGTCTATATAAGAGAATCTGGTCAATATAATATTGAATATAATAAACCAGTTGATAATACTTTAGGAAATGCAGTTCATGTAGCAATGTCAAGGGATGGTGAAACAATTTATCACACTTCAGATTATAAATTAAAAACAGTTTCATTAAAAATTCTAGATGATGTAGAAGTTAAAAATTTCAAATTAAATGCAGATTTCATTTTATTGGATCAATATGAAAAATATAAAGTCATGAATACATGTAGAGATTATGCATTTACACAAGTTCAACAAGCCGATAATCAACTCATTCCATTGGGTGAATATGATTGGACTGCGAGAACTAATTTTATAAATCCAATAAAAGAATTTTATTTTGTTTTCCAATGTTTAAGATTTAGTAATGATATGATATTGTCTGCTTGTAATTATGACAACATTGGGGTAGAAGTAGACTATCAATCAAACATTAACTATTTTGAACATATTTATGATATGCGAATGATATTAGATAATGAAGAAGTTCTTAATGATGAATCCGGAAGAGCATTCTTCTTAAAATCTATTCAAAGTGGGCTTCATCATAAAAGAACACCAATGTCTAGACGATTCTATTCTTACTCTTTCGCAACTGAGCCTGAAAAAGGTATGCCCACTGGCCAAAGAAACTTTAGTCTCATAAGAAATCAAATATTTAAAACAAAATTAGTTCCACAAAGTATTTATCGTAGAGAACTCAGAATATATGGATTAGGTTACAATATATTCAGAATATCAGATGGAGAAATTCGTATGTTGTTCCCATATAGATGTGTTCCTGTTCCTACATCACCAAATAACAGTATTGGTCCAAATGATAGAAAACCATTCTTATTTGCGAATGGTGAAGGATACATTGTGCCTTGTGAATGTCCAGATATTATACCATGCCCTAGCCCAGACGATGTCCCTGGGGATGGATATCCTCAGCAATAGATGTAGCACATTCCCTAGCCAATTTATCAACCAATTCATTCATTGGATTTCCATTATGCGCTTTTACCCAACGCCATTCCACAACATTCAACTGTTGTGAAAGGGTGTCCATCTTAATCCACAGAGGCATATTTGCAACTGGCTTACCAACAGATGTTTTCCAACCATTGTGTTTCCATTTGTGTATCCATTGAGTTATTCCCAATTTAACATAATTACTATCCGTATAAATAGTTATTTCCTTCTCTCCAATTTTTATACATTCCTCGAGAGCTTTAACAACAGCTGTCATTTCCATAATATTATTGGTAGAAGTATGGAAACCACCTTTCAAAGTAAATTTGTCCTTACAAACCGCTGCCCATCCACCTGGACCCGGATTGTTAAGACAACTACCGTCTGTGTATACTTCTATCATTAAGTGATTAATGACTTATTTTTTTAATCTTCTTTTTCACTCTCTTCGGTTTCTGATGATTCTGATTCATCATCTGTAGCATATTCTTCACACAAAAAAGATGTTTCTAAATAAACATTGTTATAAAGATGTGCAAAGGAAACCCAAATATCACTGACAAAATAAGGTAGACTGCTTAAAACTGCAAAAGGGAAAATCCACAAATAACGAAATTTAAATTCCATTTGTATTAAAAAAGTTTCTAATTTTTAAGTATTTTGGGTTTGATATATTCACTCGCACGCTTAGGTGTTTTACAAATTGTATCACCACAATGGTCTCTATTCTGATACACAGCATTCACACCCGTTGTTATTTCATCACATGTCTTAAGCGCCCACCTACCGAGTGGTTTTTTATCTAATTCAGTCATTTTCATAAGAGCCCGAGGGAAATTCCAAAAATGACTAAATTTAAATTGCATCTATACAAATTTATTTCCTAATTTTTAAGTGCCAAAGCTATTTTACTTTGAGCCAACTTCTCAGCCTTTTCTACTTTTTTGAGTTCCTTTTTAGCTTCCTCATCGTCTGGGTCTTTTTCTAAAATAGCTAAAAATTTTTCGCGTTTAGCCTTTCTTTCTGCCGCAGCCTTCAAACGACGACCTTCATTAATATTTGCCCTTTTCTCTTCCAATGTCATTTTATTACCAGACAATCTTGCTTGAGAACGCCTTTCATCACCTTCAATGCGACGCAACTCTTCAACAACTTCTTGAGTTTGAGGTTGAGATAAAAGATATTCCTTGCGTCTATCCCTAGCACTAGATGTTAAATCACGGCGCTTTTGGTTGTAATTCTCGCGAGCTTGGGGTCTTGGTTTGTTGTGTGTATATGAAGAATTTTCATACAAAGATTTCATTATTTTGTTAGGTTCAATTAATTCATCAAGTCGTGGAATATTTTTTTCTGAAATTCCATACATTGCATTGTATGTCTTTCTTTTTTCTTCAATTGCTTTAATTGCTTCATCTTTGTCTGTAAAAGATTGTTTCCACCAATCTCTTTCTTCATGAATTATACGAGCAATCCAACGGTTATTTGTTTTACACCAATAAACACCCCTTGTTCCAGAATTATTATTTGAGTTTAAATTTGCTCTATGTGATACATTTTGAGCTTTAGAAAGAATTCGCAAATTACACCTTCTATTATCAAGTGTATCACCGTTTATGTGATCTACTACAACAAGTGGATCATCATTTATACCTAACATCAAAAATCTATGAAGTCTTATTTTTCTTCTTCCGCCAGGGCAATCAAGCCAATCACAAGTAGCATAATTATTTTTGGCACCCGCAAGAAACCAACTTGGCATTAATTCCACATATGTATGGTAGTCATCTTCATCAATAGCGAAGGCAATATCTTCAAGTTTTTTGGAGTTGAAAGGGACGATTTTATAGTTCATGTTTTATTAAATATTAGAACTAATTCTTTAAGTCAATCCACTTATCTGACAAGTAAAATCTTATATTTTTTTAGAGGATATAAGATTTTATATTGAAATCTAGTAAGGTTATTATATTCTTTAAGCTTAGTTGGAGAACGCCAAACCGCCCATCCCACTTTGGATTCGCAAAACATTGTAGTTGGTCGCGAACATGTGCATAACGGTGTTATCTTCGGTTCCTGACTTAAGAGTGACAGCGACTTGGGCGTTGTCGATGCGGGAGAAGTTACATGTGCCGCTTGGTTGGTGCTCCTCTGGGCGAAGCGCGAAGGAGTAGGAGTAAACACCTGGGTATGGGCAGCCAGAGTGGTGGTTGAATGGTTGCACTTGGTTGAAATACTTACCAGACTGTTCCTTCATACGATCTTGACCGTTGAGAACGAGCTTCATGGTGGAAAGTGGACCGATGGAGTGAGTGGCATCCCCAGTGGCGCCATCTTCAACCCAGTCAGCCGCACCACCGTCGGTGCCGGTAAGGAGCATTGGCGCACCAGTACCGCAGCCGGTTGGGGAGAGACCAGTGAACTGGGTGGTGTTGGTAGTAAGGACAACCGCGTTGGCAGTCATCGCATTGGAAGTGAAGTTCCAAGTGGCAGCGTTGGAGACACCACCGCTGTTGAAGCACCAGACCAATTCCTTAACTGGGTGGTTGTAGGAAAGACGGACTTGGCGAGAAGCACCCGCGGTGACGGTGTCGGAACCGGTGTGCTGAACTTGTTCAATAAGGTATTCGTGACCCTTTTGCGCGAATCGTCGGCGCTCCTCGGTGTCAAGGTACACGTAGTTGCCCCACACCTTGAATGTGGAACCGTCAGTGTAGTGGGAGAATTCAGCTGACAAATCGAAGTCAAGGCGTACTTCGTGGTACTGAAGGGCAATAAGTGGGAGGAAAAGACCTGGGTTGCGGTTGAAAAAGAAAACCAATGGGAGGAAGACGGTTTGGGTCGCCGCATCCGCCGCAGTGAGAACCTTGGAGGTCATCTTACCGTATTCAGCCTTCTTGGATTCATCCAAGTAAAGCTCGGAGTACAAGCGCCACCAGAGTTGGTAGTGCTTGTCAATGCGTTGACCGCCAATGGACAATTCGACGGACTTAATGGAACGTTCAGCCGCCCAGGCACCGGAGAGTTCCGCGGTACCCGCAGTGCAGCCAACCGCCGCATTAGTGACAAGTTCGACGTACATGTCGCCGATCAAATCCCCGTTACGAGCGACAGTAACGGACACGCGACCGTTGTTGGAGGCGGTACCGTTGACAGTTTGTTCGATGTTTTCCATCGCAAAGTTAGTGTGGCGCTTGTAGACCGCCTGGAAAAAGGTGACTTTAGGGTTACCAGTCAAATAGACGTCTTGGGCACCGTACGCGACAAGCTGCATGAGACCACCAGCCATTGTGAATTTTTATACTATATACCAAGATTTTTTTTTCAGTTAAAATTCTACCGCAGTGCGAAATTTTTCATTTTCTAAATTCTTCCCCTATATAAAATGTCCTCCCCTGTGCCTGCTGAAGAAGTCACAAAACCAGAAGAAGAAATTGAAGATGTTGAAGAAGAAATGGATGCAACAGAAGAAGAAATGATGGATGAAACAGAAGAAGAATACGATGACGAGGACGAAGACGAAGAAGGCGAAGATATGGATATGGAATTCGGTGATGAATATGACAACGGTGTGGATTTGGCCGAACTTTTAACAGCCACTCTCGCGACAGAAGAAGGGGACACAGTTTGTTCCGCCCTAGTCACAATTGGTGAACAACTCGCTACTCAAAATAAAATACTACTTAAAATGCTTTCAAACCTCTCCAAAAAAGATAATTAAAAATTTCCCACTTTTATTTAGAAAACATGGAGGGCACCCACTATATTCAGGAAAATGTCAATGTTGAGGAAACTCACATGGAACAATGGAGAAATCACATTTCTTCCCTGGACAAAGAACAGTTTATCAGATATTTAGGATATCTTGAAAGTGAATGGTGTATTAATGCCACAAATGATTCTCACATCTCTTTTCAATTAGGTTATAAGAAGTTTTTCAATCCAGATGACCTGGATCCGTCTACTGGTATGCCCATGAGAGTAGACATAGAAACAATTACACTGAAACAAAAAAGAGAATTAGAACTCCTCAGTGCCCTTTTTCATAGGGCGAGGGCTCTGGAAATATCAGACAAGGAATTAGAAGATGAAAGAAAGATTTCAGAACGAATCAATTCTATTATTGAACAGGTAGATGATGCTTTTCATATTGTCTTTAGAAACACAAGGATTTATGAAAGAATTAACAATCCAACCTATCAACCATCTAATCCCGAGACAGATCATTCACTTTTTAGGTGCACAACAATGGGTAAGGTAGAGGAACTCAGTCCCTATCAACAGGCCATTATTAGCGTTTTGGACAAAACTTACAAACTGACTATCAGAAGATACAAGGGTCAATGCTGCCAACAACTCAAAACACCCGAAGGACACAATACAAGAGCTTGGAACACTATTATGAGCATCCAAGACTATGTTTACAGTGTAGCACAAAAGGAAATCAACTTTGATCTTTGGAAGAACCTCACGAGTAGGGGTTCAGGGTTCAAGGATGTGATTCATCATCTTTCCAATTGCAATGACATGCAGTTCCCTGAAATCACAAAGAACAGACATGTTTGGTCTTTCAAAAACGGTATTTTTATTGGTAAAAGATTTGCCCCCGATACTGGACTCTTTGATTCCAAGTTTTACACTTATGAAAGCCCAGAATTCAAATGTCTTGATCCAACTATTGTGAGTTGCAAATACTTTGATAAACACTTTGAAGATTACAGTGAAGGTAAGGATTGGAGAGAAATTCCAACTCCATACATGGATTCTATTTTGACCTATCAAAAGTTTGACCAAGATGTCATTGATTGGGTCTATGTCATGGGTGGTCGCTTGTGCTTTGATGTGAATGATATGGATGGTTGGCAAATTATCCCCTTTTTCAAGGGTATTGCTCGCTCTGGTAAATCTACTCTTATTACAAAAGTGTTCAAGAAGTTCTATGAAAATGATGATGTCAAAACCCTTTCAAACAATATTGAAAAGAAATTTGGTCTATCTTCAATCTATAACTCATTCATGTTCATCGCCCCCGAGGTGAAGGGTGATTTATCATTGGAACAAGCAGAATTTCAGAGTATTGTAAGCGGAGAAGATGTATCTATTGCAGTAAAGCATCAAAACGCCATCTCAGCTCAATGGAATACACCAGGTTGTTTGGGTGGTAATGAGGTTCCTAACTGGAGGGACAACTCTGGGTCTGTGTTGCGTCGTTTGTTGCCTTGGAACTTTGCAAAACAAGTCAAAGATGCTGACCCAACCCTAGAAGACAAACTAGACCAAGAAATTCCTATCATTCTTCAAAAATGTATCAGAGCCTATCTAGAAATGTCTCAAAAATACAAAAACAAAGATATTTGGAATATTGTGCCATCCTATTTCAAAAATATTCAGAAACAGGTTGCTATGGTTGCAAGCACTCTTACAAACTTTTTGGAATCAACCAATGTCAAGTATGGCGAAGACCTCAAGTGCCCCCAAGAAATCTTCGTCAAGGTATTCAACCAACATTGCCAAGCAAACAACTTGGGCAAACCGCGTTTCAATTCGGACTTCTACGCCGGTCCGTTCAGTTCTAGAGACATCGAAGTCAAGGATAATGAAGACATGTATAATGGTAAGTTATACTCTAACAGACCTTTCATATTCGGATTGGATGTGGTCTCAGAAGAACTCTACAACTCCGATTAGATTAATTTCCGTGCTTATATAAATGAGCCGTAGTAGCTTAAAAGAATTTGTAAGAAATTCAGGTGTAAATATCATTAGGTCAGATTCCCTACCTCAGCGCCCAACTACTTCAACAAGCGCGATTACTTTCAATAATCTAGCCCGCGTTACTCCATCACCTTCTTTTTCATTGTCACAATCCCCCAAATCAATGAACTTTGGTAATTTAAATCAAATTGTTGGAGGAACACCAAGTATTAGTCCAATAAATAACAATACACCCGTAAAAGTTGGTAAATTGAGAGTTGGTATGTATAATGTTCTTGTCAACTCAAGTTATGATGATTCAAATAGAGTTGACCTATTAAGTCTTTTGTCTAAAAAACCATTACCACCAACAATATTACCAAATGGATTAACTATTAATGTCAAGGAAATTAGAGGAATTTATGGAAGATTCCAAAAAGGTATTGTCGTCACAAGAAACAAGGGGTTCCAAGGAGAATTCAGTGACAAATACTTTACTGTTCAATTTGTCATAACCGTGTCCAAAAATGGTGTATCAAAGGATGTAAGTTTCAATGTTTACAAAAATGGTAAAATACGCTTTTCCGGTGGAGTTGTAGATGAAGAAAACTTTTCCACTGAACCAGAAGCCATTAGAACACACATCATAAGAACTTACTATGTTAGAGGAGGAAATTTCTTGTATAACCCATTAGAATTCAATAACCTTTCTGCTACAATAAAAACAAATGCAGTATTTGACTTGGCTAAAATAGCGAGAATGATGAATGCGTCTTACGAACCAGAACTTATTGATCTTTTGTATTACCAAAACAATGGAATTAAATATGTTTTCTCTAGAACAGGGGTCATTCAAATACAAGGTGTCATAACCCTAGACAAGTTGATGCAAGGATATGAAAGAGTAAAACAAATGGTGTCCAAAATATACAATAAAGGAGGTGTGAGAAATATAATTCCAGGTTTTAGAGATATTGTTGAAACAAAGAAAACAAAAAATAAAGTTAGATCAACCTGCCCCAAACCAAGAATACCAAAGAATGGAAAGTGCCCAACAGGTTTCCCAGTGCTTCGCAAAAATCCTCAAGGATTTGATTGCTGCTATAAAAAAGGAAAAGCTAAATCCAAAACACCACCCAAATCAAAAACTCCATCACCAAATAATGTAAGACTTGCATTGGATCCAAACGGTGGATTAAAGATTGGCTCTAGACAGTGTATGAGATACAGTCGTGAAACCTTGGCTAATATCGCAAGAAATCAAGGTATTATCAATATCAAAAAGGGTGATAGAAAAGAAGATATTTGTGCCAAACTTGTTAATAAATTAGGTATTGTGCAATATGCTCCATTTACACACAATGGAAAAGAATATGTTTTCACAGGTAATGGTGATAAATTTAAAATTGGAAGAAGAGTGTGCAAAACATATGACATCGCAACTCTACGAATGTTCTTAAAAAAGATGAACATTCCATTTAGCAACTCTGAAAAAAGACCAGCGTTGTGCAAAAAAATTGAAAGTGCCAGAGTCAAACTCACAACACCAAATAAAACACCATCACCACAACCAAAGAAAGGAGGACGACCAAGAAAGAACCCACGAGAACCACCCAAGAAAAAGAAAACACCAACAAAGAAGAGCTCCAAGGGTAAGTCCCCAGTTTCATCAAATTCAAATACTAATAATAACAATAATAATTTAATAAAAAATATTGAAAAAATGATGGCTAATAGAAACTTGAAAAATAATAAAAATAAAAATAACAAAAATAAAAACAAAAGTAAAAATGTTGTGCGACCAACAATATTAGGTGCGAGAGCTAGGGTAGAAAAATTGTAATTTAAAAATTAACCCCATCTTTTAAATAATGTATATATTTGAACAGTACGCTGATTCAATATCTCCAATAAATATCGATACTTACAAACCAAATCCGCATCGATATATATTGTTTTTGTTAACAGAATTAATAGTAGATTATTTACAATGTGAAAGAAAAAAGTGTTCCCAATATGGCATGGGAAAACTTGAATTAGAATATAGATGTCCCAAACATTTTTTAGAAATTGAAGATGACACCTTAGCCAGGGAGTGGATTGCTGAAAATACTCAACTTACTGACAAGGGATTGATAATACATGTTATACAAAATTCTAGTCAAATGAGAAATGGGAGACATAAATTTTTAGTCTATGCATTAAAAACTTTTTTTAATTGTAGGTTTTAATTATTTTCTAAATTTATTTGTGCCATTTGCTGGTTCGGGAAGCGAATGTGTAGCCGCAAAAAAACTAGGACTACCATTCATTGGTACGGAAATTAATGAAGAATATATAGAAATTATAAATAATAGACTTTTTTAATGTTATTATTTTGGTCGTCTTATAGACATACCCACTGTTTCTGGTGAAGTGGGTAAACCAATTGTATTAATTGAAGCAGAATTAGGAACTCTTACATCAGTAACATTCCTCCAACTATTTAATAATCTTTTACTCGCTTCATGGTGAAAAGATGAAATATAATTTTTCAAGTTTACAAACCATAAAAGAACTCTTAAGTCCTGACTTTGTTTCTGACCACCCTGTTGTATCCATATCAATTTTGGTTTATAATAAGTATTCATTGTTTTATTTAATTTGTCCTCAATATTTGGTGTAATATTATTGGTTTCATTTAAGTTTTTATAATTTATCTTTTTTATTGCGTTTCTTACTTCACTTTTAATTTTATTAGCATATATTTGAGATAAAAAAAGGAAAATGTTTGCAGCACCTTTATCATAAGTGACAAAACATGTTCTATATCTTTTATGATTATTTCTAATAACACTTAATATCTGTAATAAATCACCACACATTTTACCAATAGCATAATTAGTATTTCCACTTACTGCAGTTGACCTTGCTACAACTTTTATTGGTTTGCCATTTAGTTTTAATTGTATAGGAGTATTGTTACTACAATCATAATTAATTTCAAATACGGTTTGATACTTATCTGTTTCTATAGAAAAATATAAAGGACTGGTATCTATGCTATATTTATCTGTAATCATACGATTTCCTTTCTCTATCATGCTCTCCTTTAAAGCATAAAAACTTGTTCCGCATACATTTCTACCGGCATCTAATAATCCTCCAAGTGTAAGTAATTCTCTGAAATTTGATGAGCTTGTAAAAAGTTGACTTTTTAATATATTGTTAAAATCGGAATCAAAAACAACATCCATTTTTTTCATACTAGAATTCTGCTTAAACTGAATAGTATGTCTATTGTTTCTAGCGCGTCTAGCAATAACTAGTGTATTTTGTCCTTTTAATTCTAAAAGTCTAGTTTTTAGGTCAGTATCTGAATTACTATTTGCAGCTTGTTTTGTTTTAGCTTCCAAATTAATATTAAAATTTTGAACAACACTTTGTTTCTTCTTTACTAAAACTGGTATTACATTATTTTTAAACTTTATATTAGGGTTTTCTCCTAATGTTTGATCGTGAACCATGTCATTATATATAAGTTGAATGAATTCATTGTATTCCTTATCATTCATTATTAATCTCACACTTTTATTTCTTTCTTTTAACCCCTGTACGAGATTTTTTTGTTTTTGTTCAACTATTTTATTTTCTGGTTTTCTTCTTTTTTGTTTTCTAGCGAGTTCAAGAACTTTTCTTTTTTGTCTAACATTATTTTGTTTATTTGCATTTCTTGTTATTTCTCTTTTTAAAGTGATATTTCTCATATAATTGTTTCTTGTTCTTTGATCAATATGTCTAATCATCTTAGTTAATGCTTCATAGTTTGGTATATTTTCTTTAATTTTAAATTTTTGCTTATACAATGAAAACATTTTTTTAATTGGATCTTCATGTGACATTATATTTTCTATTTCACCATCATTAAATATATTTAAAATATTTTTTGATTTAGATTCAAAAATTTTTTTAGTGAAATTTTCAATACTATTTGCAGTTTTTGGTAAATATGAATTATTGTTACTATTGTACCTTTTGTTTTGTATTTCACTTCTCTTTTTCAAAATACTTGCTTTCATATTAGAATATAATTTTAAGTTATTATTCTGATTGGATCTTTTCAACCATTTATATAATATTTCTTTATTATTAACAGTTAATTCCGTATTTATTATACTTTTTAAAGAACTTTCAATATTATTAGGACTAATCTTATATAAAGCATTATTTCTTAGTATTTTTTCTAAAATTCCCTTTTTTATATTATTACTAATATTATAATCAAATTTATTATATATATTTCTATTTTTATTTATAGTAGAATTAATCATATCACTTCCCTTATTTTTTATAGTAACAAATTTTTGTGACCTTGATTTAATTAAATTCAAATCAAGAGGGATTTGTCCTAATATACTTTTATATAAAATTTTTTTTTGGTTATTAGTTATGTTACTTGGAATATTAGTTTGATTTAAAATCTGATTATAAATATTATATAATATATTTCTTAATTTTTCCACAACTTCTTTTTTTCCATTTGGCATATTACGAATAAAATTAACACCAACTAAATTTGATATTTCATTCTTGTTTTTTGCACCTTTTATAAGACTTTCTAATATTTTTAATTTTTTATCATATTGTGCATTTTGTCTTTGTTGTTCTCTTTTTCGTTTTTTCTGTTCGGCTTCTTGTGCTTTTTTTTGTTCTTTTTCTAGCCGCTGTTGTTCTTTTCTTATATCCTTTTGTCTTTTTCCTTCCGCTTTTTGTTTTTCTCTTTCTTGTATTTCTGTTTTTCTGTTTATTTTCTTTTCATAAAATAATCTTTTATTTCTTTTTTGTCTTGCATTTACTATTTGTGTCCTCATTGAAGGATTCTTTCTCAGATCCAACGCAGCTAAATTTTTTATTTTTTTAAAATTATTTTTAGACATTGTAAGATAATTATTTGGTGAACGAGTAGATGTAGATCTACTAGTTCCTGCTTGATTTTGAGATGATAAATTGTTTAATCTACTTGCAATATTTTGCGAAACATTTTGTATCTTGCTATTATTAAGAGGAGCCTTACCTGCAGGACCAGTTAATGGTTTATTGTTATTACCATTGTTATTAGCATTTCTTTCTTTGGATTTATTTACTAATTTAGCAACACCACTAGATAGTCCACCTCTTTCATTATTATTATTATTCATTGAAAATGATATATAATATAATTATATTATTTTTTATAAAATGCTTGTTTAATAATTTTTAATTTATCATCTGTATTTACCTGACGAAAACCACCCGATGATTTTATATCATCAACTATTCTTTTATATATGTCATCTGTAAGTTCACCTTTAAGAACACGATTTTCTAAAAACTTTTCAATCTTAGTATTCATTGGTTTTATATTTTTTAAATTATATACCCATCTTCTAATTCGTCTGTAATATTCAACTTGTTTTGGATCAATGCTTTCATTAATTATTTTGTGCATAAGTTTCTTTGGGTTTTTGTATCCATAATACATTTGATAATATGCTTTATCTAAATTATCAATTTGTTCCTTTGATGTTATTTTACCTTTACGCATGAGTTCAAACATTGTATAGAAAACAGTTTTTTTCCATTTGTGTGAATCATAATGTTTTGGAAAGGTATTTCTCCTGTCTGGTGATATTAATTTTATGTATTCTCCATCTTTGAATTTACCATAATAACCTAAAACTGCATCTTTGGGGTCTACGCCTTTAGCTGGTTGAACAAATCCCTTGTCTAAAGCGTATGTCATGAGTGATAATAATTTTTTAGGACTGACTTTAATTGAAATAAAATTCAACTTATCAAAAGTTTTACCAGTCATGGAACGACCAGATTTGAGACCTCGTGTTTTCGCAGCTTTCATTGTTTTGTAAACTGAAGCCTTATCATAAACATGTTTGACTTTACCAGACTTGAAGTTTGTGTTGACAGCTAAATATACTTGGTTTTTGGATGAAGGTAATTTAGATTTTTCTTCAATTGGAAGAAAGTTCTTACCAATGTAAGTAGCATTCTTTGAAACAAAAGAAGGGGGTTTGTTTGGCGTGACACTTTTTGGTGATGACATATCTATTATTAGTCAAGAAATAATGTTTGACTAATAGTAAATTTTTTTATTAGTAGTAGCAAATTATTTTATTATTTATGAGACGGTTTGGTTCTGAACATTGTTTGATATGAACTTGGTGGTACCTAAAATCATAGTGTCCGAAGCGCGTCTTTATGTTCTCAGATATTCCTGTGGCTTCACTTGCGTAAGATATTTGTTGGCACACAGACATTTTTTCTAATTGAAGGAACCTATCTTCCATGTAAACAAATTCTTTGAGAGATTGTTCTGAAAGTTTGTCTCGTTTCATTTGTTCATATATTTGTTTTGATTTACCACCTGACAAATAGAAATGTTTTGAGCCTTCAACTTCTTCCATATTTCTTTGGTCGTTACGGACTAGGAGAAGAAATGCGACAATTATTGTAAGCACTAGTAACTTCATTACATTAAGCTAATATTTTTAAAATATCCGAGACTTTATGAATAATATTGAACAACTTGGGTTCATCTTCAATTTTAGTTGGATCAATAATTTCTAATTCTACCTGAAACTTTTTTCCATCTTCATCATCCATGTCTTGGGAATCACCACTAATAATAGTCATGTCAATAGAAAGATTTTTACGGATAAAAGATCTTCTATATTTCTCAATCATTCTATCTGCGTCTTCATCCACGGGTTTTTCAGTTGGAATTTCCTGACACACGGAAACTCTAACATCATACGGAGATTTGTCATCAGAGAAATCTTTTTTCAAAATATTCTTTTTCATGACACATTCTTGTGTTCCATTATCTTCATCCCAAGTCAATCTCTTTTTGCTTTCATTGTAATAAAAAACTTCCACAGTGTCAGATTTCTTTTCTTCCCAATGTTGGAATTGTTCCAACGCTTCTAAAATTTTATTAAAAGTTTGTTGACCAACATTTGTGTCAAAAAAGTTTCCATTCATTTTCCCGAGGCGCATTTCAATTTCCAATCCTGGTATGTTCTTGGATTGGAAGATGAGGTCTTTCACACTGTCAAAGATAGTTTGGGTATCCATATTGTCTTTTTAAAAACGATTGTTCTCTTTAATATTCATTTACAACTTAGGTTATTTTTTTAATATTTTTATATTTCAGAATGAAGATTGCTCCCAAAGTCAAGGAACTTCAAGACAAATATGGTAAGATGTATGCACCCCTGAAATATTTCCGCGGTCTTCCAAACTTGAAAGCTGTGGAGGACAGGTATAAGAAGATGTTGAAGAAGAATTATAAACCATTCAAGACAGACAAGGGAATGAAAACAAAAACATCCCAATACACCCAAAGATTTCGCAAGAAATATCCAGGTGTCTATACTCTTCCACAAATTGCGAAAGCGACAAAGGTGCCACTTGCCAACTTGAGGGAGGTATATAACAAGGGTTTAGCTGCATGGAGTACAGGGCATAGACCTGGTGCTTCTCCACAAGCTTGGGCATATGCAAGAGTTCATAGTTATGTTTTGAAAGGGAAAACTTATTGGACTGCTGATAAATATTTACACGAGAGGCGTCGTAAAAAGAAAGAAATTAAAAGAAAGAATTAATATAGTAGTAATGAAAGGTTTTACAAATGGTGGAAACACTTGTTATTTTAATGTTTCCCTAAAATCATTGTTAATTGCATGTCCAGAATTAAAGAATTATGAATACAGCGGACCTTGTGAATTTACGGAAATGTTTTTTAGGTTGATAAAGGCAATAGAAAATCCAGATGTAAAAATAATTGATCCTCGTCCTCTTCTTGAATTACTGAGGAAAAGGTTTCCAAATTTTAAAAATCTCCAAGAAAATGATGCACAAGAATGTATATTATCTATCATTGATATTCTTGAAAAAGAATTACCATATTTCAAAAGAAAATTTTATGGTGTGAAACAAAATGAAGTTATATTCCCAAATGGAAAAAATATTTCTCATGAAGATTTTTCAATGCATATATTGGAAGCAGAGACACGAGGTAAATTATTGGATATGTTAAAAAAGAGTAGAAAGTGGAATATGATTGAAGGGTATATAGATGATGAGGGAAATAAATATAATTTGGCAACAAGAAGAAGTATAATAAAAAAGTTTCCAGAAATTTTTATGATATCTTTTGATTCTAAAACAAATGGTTTGGAAATAATTGAAGAGGACGAAAACTTTGAGTTGATTGGTGCAGTTATTCATGTCGGTGTTCAATATTCGGGGCACTATGTATTTTTGTCAAAGGAGAATTGTCAATGGTACATTGATGATGATATGCTTACAACAAAACTAGATAAGTTTCCTACTCGTGGAGACTATTATGTTCTTATATATAAGACAAAAATTCAGTCATCTTAATATCTTCTTTGATATTGACTAAAGTTCTGTAAAAAGTTCTTCTATTATTTGGATGCTTTTTATCTGTTCTAGGTTTTAACGGTTTCCAATACATGGGTATATTATTAACCATGTATTGGCATTCCACAATCATCCCATCTTCTAACCAACTTGTGTCTGTGAGTTTATCTGATACAATACTTTCACGCAAGAGTTTTCCTTTTTCTTGTATTTTAAGTTGCCATTGTCCACTATGATCGTAATGCACTAAAAAGTCAATAGTGTTATGATCTCTTTCTTTCCATTTGAAAAGAGTTTCGTGTGTTCCTATTCTAATTGGTTCATTGATTGGTGTGAATACTAATCCATCAACTTTTTGTTGGACAGTTGGAAGATATTCTTTCATGAAATATTCAAAGTCTTGCATGAGATGAAAATTTTTTAATTTTATTTTGATTGCATCTGATTTCATAGAAATAGTAGACTTGATTACTTTTTCCATGAGTTCCAATCTTTCAAGAAAAAATAAATTTCCAATATTTTTTCCTTTGTCAACAAGAATATCATATACCATGAATTTATCTTCATAGAGTTCCCCATCTAACAATGTTCCATCAAAAGAAGTTTTTGGAAATTTTAATTTTGTTTCCATGACATCTAAAGCCCTGTTTATGAAAACAGAAACTTTTCTTCCTTCAAAAGTGAAAATCAGAAGCATGTGTCTGACACCATCAGTTTTTTCACATACAACATAATTATTTCTTTTGAGAAGTGGCATATGTTTTCTTTCTATAGAAATAGGTTGTGGTCCGGGGAAAACATTTGGTGATTTTTGTGTTCCCCAAGCTTCGCGCATGAGATACAACGCATGTTTGTAAAGTGGAGTATTTCTCTCTACAAACATGTGTAAATATGTATTAAAAGATGACTTTAATTTTTAAGCTGGTGGTCCAGATGCCTTGACCCCCGCAGTTTGAAGAATATTTGCAAGACATTCGTGTCCGTAAGTCATTGTCAACTTAGCTGCTGTAAATGCATGAATTTTAGCTCCATATTGGAAAAACTTATCAAACATTGTTGACATCCTTGGACTAATTTTATACTTACCTGTTTTCTTGTCCCTGATAGACTTTGTTAGGTTCTTACAGTTCATAACCCAACAACGAGCCTCGGTGCTCTTCACGGTATAAACATCTTCACTTATTTCCTTGGAAACATCTGTGTCAAAGAATAGTCCCATTTGTGCGACTGGTTCTTGTGAATCAGACTTGACCTTTTCCTTAAACATTTCCCAGTCAATACCCTCTTTGACCCCTGGGAATACCATTACACCCACGCCTTCCATATTATCAAGAACCTTGTCTAGGGAAGGGTGATCCATTTGAATACCAAAATCAACAAATAGTGTTCGGTCATATTCCTTTAGAGATTTCTCAATCATATCAGCCTTTTCATAAGGTTCGTCATTTACGAAAAGAATTCTCTGTTCCCACCCCTTTTGAATACATTTGATATTCAACTGGAGAATAGTGTGTAGGGTCTTAACGTGGCAGGATTTAGAACGAGTTACAATGATGGTGGCAAGCTTCATTTAATATTAAAAGTATTTAGTTTTTAAGCCTATCTTTGAGGCATCCAGAGAATGGAAGGTTTCCGACATGCCCCATTGTTGCTTGAACATCAGCATAGATCTTGCCCCCCATCTGTTGCCATCTTCGGCAGAATGCGTAATCTTCGGACAAATAGCGCTTATTACCAGGGTCAATCATGCAGTCAAAGCAAGCGTGGTAGTCATCAAAGTCTCGGTTCTGGTGATCGTTTTTACACCATAGTTCAGGGTATTTTTCCTCCATATCTTTGAAAACTTGTCTTTTTATCATCATAAACCCTGTTGGTCCATCGAGGATTTCCACGAACCCATTGACAACTGCACATTGGCGTTGTTTGAAGTTCAATACGAGACTTGAAGAGAGCATGGCCATATCTTTGTTTTCGTCGTCGCCATTTTTAATCGCTTGAACAGCTTGATCCCACATGACAACCTTCTTAGGGTACACGCAGCAAGAGATGTCATGTCCTCCCTCAATGAGACGAACTACGGATTCTGGTTGGAAATCAACATCAGCATCAATGAAAAGGAAGTATTCGGCATCACTCTTTTGCATGAATCTACCAACAGCGACATTTCTTGCTCTGTGAACAAGTGATTCATTTTCTGTTGTATCAATCATTAGTAGAATACCTTTTTGAATACAAAGAATTTGAAGACGAACAAGTGAAATCATATACTTTTCCAAGCAGAGACCACCATAACAAGGAGTTGCTAGGAAAAGTTTGACTGGTTTTGGTGTAGACATAATACATAAATTTCTATTTAAACCTCTAAGTATCTTTTGATAATCGCTTCTATTTTGTTGACTGTGGGTATGGACACTTCACATGTTTCACACACCTCAGACTTGTTAATTCTATGGGCTAAGTTTACATAAATTACAGCGGTCGCGATTGTGTTTGGTGTTTTACTCATAAGATCTGGACACTTTTCAAGTTTGTTACAGAGTTTGACACACGCTGATCTTTCTTCTCTAGAAATCTCAAAAGAATTAAGTAGACGGTGAAGCACGTTGATTGGTTTTGTCACATAATTCTTTTCTGTCTCTCCCATGATAGTGTCTTTGAAAATCTGAGCAGTTCTGCTAATATCTTTTGGTTGAATGTTGAACATATCAGCAATTTCTTTTGTTGTCCTAGGAATCTTGGCAATTCTACATGCGTAGAGTAGACAATTACCTTTGATTCCGAGTCTGACATTTCCTCTAGTAAGTTTTTCGTCATTGAATTTTTTGTAGAGGATCTTTGCATTTTGTAAGACACATGGGGGCAGGACTTGTCCCGCCTCTTCAATATCTTTGTAAGCGTGAAAGAGTGCTCTATCTTTGTGATTCATAGACATATGAAAGTTAATTTTGGACATTCGTTTGTTTTTGTATGAGGTGTTCTTAGTTGCTATGATTGTGCCTTTACCCCATTCATTTGAAAAGAGTTCTGGATTGGCATTGGGATTTCCACATCTAGCTGGGTCACTGACCACGCCTTCGTCTGAAACCCCACTTGTCCATTCAGCGGATTCGTCAATATAATATTTATCAACGATTCCACAAGATGAACATACAGGAAGGTTGTCAGAACCGTACACTTTGGTTCCGTTGCAACTAACACATACGAATTGTTGAGCCGAATTTTCTGTTTGTTTTGGTTTTAGCAACGCATCAACTTGCGTCCAAATAGAATCTATATCCATAGCTGTTCGGGTTTGTTTGTATATTAATTCAACAAAACTTAGGTTTTAATTGAACGCATTTTCATCATTTTTTTGATTTACATAGTATTCAATCATATCCACCGTTTGTTTAAATCGCAGGGCTCCTGGGGAAACTGGGCTCCAACTATTCCATTCTTCATCAATTTCTTTGTGGTCTGGTGGTCTTTCCATTATTTCATTCCCGTCATCAACAACAAAATCATCTAATTCATATTCATCTTCATCCTCATAAATACTTATAATGTCACTATCTTCGTCTATATCTATTTCGTCCAAATATGCATACATATTATCCCCTACTTTTTGCATATCAATATCAGTTAGTTCATATATATCTGAGTGGTGCTCAGTTATAGAATCAAATCGTATAATGTCTATTTTATCACTATAAGAGTGGATTTGTGCGCTCTTATATATTCTATTCGTTTCTTCTAAGTATCTAATTTCTAAATAATCTCCCCTGTTGTCCTGGACAACCGCATAAGTTTCTATTTCTAAGTCCTCCTCTTCGTTTAATACCAAAACTTTAATAACTTCATTTTTTTTTATTTCATCATTTACTAACATGCTTAAAATTTCAGGACAAAAAATATTTAGGATATTTATTACACGAGATGCGGGTCACCATTTATTCCAAGGCGGGGTGTCACTACTGCGACCAGGCAGAAACCTTATGTACTAACGCGGGTATGGATTACGAGAAGATTGAAAAGCCACTTAACTATGTTTCCGATATAGTTGGTCACCGTGTCCATGGATACCCACAAGTTTTCTTAAACGGCAAGTACATTGGGAGCTTCCACGAATTCCATGATTATTTAGTAAACATTGAACCAGTCCTTGACGAGACCAAGAGACGATACTCAATGTTTCCTATAGAGTATCCAAAATTGTGGGAGTTGTATAAAAAGGCACAAATGTCTAATTGGACCGCCGAGGAGATTGATTTGGGGAAGGATATGGATGACTGGGAAAAGTTAAGTGACGATGAGCGTCATTTTGTGAAATATGTATTGGCATTTTTCGCTGGTTCGGACACCATTGTTTATGACAACCTTAATACTAATTTCATGGATGAAATTACATTGATGGAAGCTAAGGCATTTTACGCTTACCAAGGTCATAATGAAATGGTGCATGGTGAAACATATGCTAAGCTTATTGATAAATATATTAAGGATCCGAAGGAAAAGAAAAATTTATTTAATGCCATTAAGAACATTCCATCTATTCAACAGAAAGCTAAATGGGCTGAGAGGCATTTTGACAAAGAAATACCATTTTCACATCGTCTTTTTGCTTTTGCTTGTGTTGAGGGTATTTTCTTTTCTGGTAGTTTCTGTGCTATTTTCTGGCTCAAAAAGCGTGGATTACTCCCTGGCTTATGCTTCAGTAATGAATTGATTTCTCGTGACGAGGGTATGCATTTGGAATTTGCTGTTGAGATTTTCAACATGTTAAAGCATCGTCCCTCCGAAAACAAGATTCACGAAATAATTGAAGAGGCTGTTTCTTTGGAAAAGAAATTTATTATTGAATCCCTGCCATGCAAACTTATTGGAATGAATTCTCCGATGATGTCCCAATATATAGAATATGTGGCTGACCGCCTGTTAAAACAAATTGGGTACAAACCTATTTGGAAAGTGCATAATCCATTTGATTTCATGGAAAATTTGAGCTTGGATGGAAAAACTAATTTTTTTGAAAAGAGGGTTGGAGATTATGGTAAGTTAGAGGATGAGGGTGATGTTGCCTTTGATGAAGATTTTTAATTTAGAAAATACATTTTAATATAATTAAATGAAAGAGTGTATCTCCCAAACTGGTGTCAAAATTTGTGTTGGTAGAAACGCCAAAGAGAATGACGCACTGACATTGAGTGCTGACCCTTCTCATTATTGGATGCATGTATCAAATGTTCCAGGTTCTCATGTTGTGATATGTGCTACAGATGTGGATACTGATACAAAACGCGATGCAGCAGCTTTGGCTGTTAAGTATAGTGCTATTCCCCGTGCTAAAAAGGTAACTGTTGATTTTTGTCAATTGCATCAAGTTCGCAAATCACAAAAAACAAAACATCATGGTCAGGTTGAAATTATTGGAGATTACACTGTATTGACCGTATTTATTAACAAAGAGCAGTCGAGACTTGCTCGTTTATTAGAAGGGACATAATGCTTTTACATTTTTATTTACTTTACAAAAACCTTCACCGTTATATTCATAAGGGCTACATTTTTCACCGTCTTTATAAACATAATCGTTACATGCTGCGCATTTAACATTTCTTACATCTATAAGTTCCTCGCCAGAATAATCAAATGCCGGTTGTTCATCTATTATACAAGATAAATCTTCTGCTATTGGTTGATCTGGTTCCTTTTTTTCCAAAACAGTTGTATCTTCAAGGAAAAAAAGCACTGCCTTTTCAACTGGTTTATCTTCCCATAACACAAGTCTAATAACTTTATAAGCATAGACAAATAAAATAGCAATCAATAAATTTGAAGCAAGTGCCGCTGGCATTGGTTCAACGACAAATTTTTTAGCCATGTCTCTTATTGTCTAATAACAAGTTTTTTCCCGGATTTCAAAGTGCAAGAATCAATGATTTCACCTTCTGGGGAAGACATGGTGAGAGAAGAACCATCAACAGGCATGGATTCCATTTCAGAGGCATCCGCATCTTCATCTAAGAGAGACGCTGGTTCTGGATCAACATCTTCATTTTCTTCAACAAGTTCTTCGTTCGCGTCGGCTGACATTTCTTCAGTTGTATCTTCAACTGGTTCTTCCTCTTCAACTTCTTCAACTGGTTCCTCTTCTTCAACTGGTTCCTCTTCTTCAACTGGTTCTTCCTCTTCAACTTCTTCAACTTCTCCCTCATCTTCCATATATTCCGCCTTTATGTTCATGGTTCCCCAAACGATGAGGAGGAAAACGAGTGTGTGAAGAAGGAGACCTCCTGGAGATGGAGATCCATTTGGTGTGGCGACCCACTTACCAACAATGCTTCGCACAAGTCGGAAAGCTTCTGGGCTCGCGAGCACATAGAATATGAGGGCACCCAATAGGGACGCCATAAATTTTTGTTGTTGCTTTTGGCCTTTGCATCCACAGCCACAGTCCTTAAAGAGACCCATTCTGTATAGTCTAAATTGAGAAAAAAATAAGACACTTAAAGTCAATCCACCCAGTATAGATATAACACAATCACAACCATGGCGCTACAAATTACTCACCACAAGAATTTTAACATTGAAGCCGTGGGCTTTTCCAAGCTCCGTAAAAACAAGAACGGTGGCAAAGCTGTCTATTTGAATGTTTCAGACAAGAAGCTTTACCTCCAGCTCCCCAAGCTCCGTTCTCCTTACGGCTTGAGCACTTACACTGATGAAAGCTCTGGTAAAACCTCGTATTCTCTCGATCTCTCCCTCGACACGGACAACACCGATGCGATGGATCTCCGCGAAAAACTTACGCAACTTGATGACCTTATTATCAAAACTGTTGTAGAAAACTCTAAGGAGTGGCTCGGCAAAAAGTTTAATGAAGCTGTTTGTCGTGAAGCACTTTACAAGCCTTTGGTGCGCCAAGGTAAGGAACCATACCCTGACACTATTAAGCTCAAGATTTTGGCTAATGACAAGGGTGAATTTGTTCCTGAAGCTTACAATACTAACAGAGAACAAGTTGGACTTGACACTATTTCAAAGGGCTCCAAGGTCACTTGTATTGTTGACATGGTTCAAATTTGGTTCATTGACAACAAGTTTGGAGTTACTGTTCGTCTCCAACAGGGTCTCTTGGAACCTTCTGCCAAGCTTCCTTCCTTCGCTTTTATTGGCGTTGAGGGTTCTAACGAAGCTCAGGCTGAAGATGAATTCATTGATGAAAACGAGGAGTATGAAGAATAATTTTCCTCTTCTATACTAAGATGAGTTCAAACATCAATGAAAATAATTATTCAAATGTTAAGAAAAATAGAAATGTAATTTTCAAAAAAGTTATTGATGCAACTCGTGCCCCAAATGTAGACCCATGCAATCCCGAAAGCGTATCTAAAAAACTATTAGGAAAAAGTCCTCTCAAAAAAAGTATAGGATCCGGTGTGTATGGAAAAGCGTATGTTTATCCCGCTGGTAATAATAAATTTTTGTGTGTTAAACTTTCAAAAACAAAGAATGAAAATCTCATCCATGAATTTGCAACCATGAAAATTTTGGCAAAGAGAGGTCATTATTGTCCCATGCCTTACACTATAAGGTCATGTGGTGTAAGCATGATGTATTATCAATATGCAAATGGTGGTGATTTGAAAAAATATTTAAAAACTCTTCTTAATTTCAAAAGAGAAGATGCAAAAGCTGTTTTTATTCTTCAAGTTAAATCAATTGTGACTCAAGTATTAATGCATTTACATCATCTTCAAAAGGAAATGCCAAGTTTTAGACATAATGATTTACACATTCAAAATATATTAATTACAAAGGGTGGTAAAACATCTGGTTTTAGTTCATATAATGTTAAGGGTAGAAAAATCTTGAAGAGAAATGTGGGTATAATGGCATATCTTCACGATTTTGGATTTGCCGATAGTGATAATTTACCCAATGAATCAGTGAGAAAAACTAAAGATTTTTATAATTATGGTATTAAACCACATTCTCATCCCATGTATGATGCTCAATTCTTTTTGAGTAGTTTGTTTAACGAATTTAAAACAGTTCCAGCTTTTGCTGAAACTGCACGAATGATTACTCAGGTATTACCAAAAGAATATCTTCAATTCGGTTCTCGGTTTGTGAACAATTTCCGTCTTAAACCAAATGTTAGACATTATTTGCCAACAATAGAACATATATTGGAACACCCATATTTTGAAAAGAAAACAATAAACCGTCTTGGTCAGGCTTTATCTGTTATTGTAAACAAAAGAGTTGAGAAGAAAAAAGAAGTTTCAAAGAAAAAAGAAGCACCCAAAAATATTTTTATGAACAAAGATAATGATCTTAAAATAAAAAAGAAAAAATGCCGACTTTACAAAAAGTCTGAAATTCAATTTATTGCTCAGACCAAGGGAATAGATACAAAGGGTATGACAGTTGCACAAATTTGTGATGCATTGAAAAAAAAATATATAAATAAAGTATAATTATGTTTCCAGTTCTCCTTTTACTTGCGGTGAATGGGTATATTTTATGGAAGGCTCCAAACAGCACAAAGCCTAAGCCTTCTACAAACAAGAAGACTGGCGAAAAACAAGAAGGTAAGTATGTTGTGTACGGGACAATGTCATGCGGTTGGACCAGGAAACAACTTGACTACATGAAGCAAAAGAATATTCCATATGAATTTGTGGATTGTGACAAGGAACCAGAAAAGTGCAAGGGTTTGCCAGGTTTCCCAGGTATAAAGTTTCCAGATGGAACCAAGAAGGTTGGATACACCGAGGTTTAAAGTTTAAATTCTAAGCTAATATAAGTTATATGAGTTACAATTACAATCAAGTTTTGTATTCGTATAAACGCCTTCATATAAGAAAAGTTTTATATGAAGATATTTATAAGAATAAAAGTCAGTTTAATCTGAATACATATCAACCCAAAATAACACCCCAGGTGGCAAGGATTCGTTTATGTTATGAAGAAGCAATGGACAAGGGTGATTGGGAACGCGCGTCAGAACTTTCAGATTCTTTGGAAAGAAATGGAATCATTGTCCGAGATAATAATCCTTTTAAATAATATATGTCGGGTGGGTCTAAAAGAACATATAGTAATGCATTTAACACACCTCATCCAACACCCCCTACACCAAAAATTGAGAATAAGAAAAAAAAGAAATATGCTCCTCACGATGTTGTAGAAAAAGTTTTCAATAACAAACAACTTGTTAAACAATTAATATTCAATTATAAAAATTATGGTCGTTTAAATAAAAATGAAATGATGAATATGTTGTCTGGGAGTAATTTTAAAAAAATGTATAACTCCTTGACAATAAATCAAAGGAACAGTGTCATTAATTCAATAAGGGTTCGAGTTAAAAAATATTATAAATAAATATTTATCTTAAGATTTTTGAATTAATCTTAACATATTTGTTTATATGTGTATTTTTTAATGTATTTAGACACCTCGGATGACAGTGAGGGCGATGGAGAGGAGAAGCGCGTCAACGAAGCTCTTAATTGGCTTCAAGACGGAGACATGCTTAACCAACGCATTGTTCCAAAGGAGGCGGAGGATGAGTGTGCTGATGAGGATGGAAAGCAACAAAATCAAAATTTCAGTGAGAGCATCAGAAGCGTTCTTGGTCTTGACAAGATCCTTAATCATTTATAATGTCTATAGATTTTTTTCTGGGTAAATGGTAAGATGGCAAAAGCTAAGCCTACAAACAATAACAATAACAATAATAATAAAAATAAAAATAAAAATAAAAAAACTAAACCAACTTCTACTAGAAAGACTATAGGTCGTAAAGTTAAGGGACTTCCTTTGAGTGGTTCTGAACCAGTTTATACTGAAAAGAAATGGGGGAGTAAAAAGGGTATTCGTTCAAATAATTGTTATGATTATGCGTTTAATGACTATTCAAATTTCCGAACTCAAAAGAGTTCCCCTGGAAACAAGCGTGGTATGAGAAACAATAACTATGGACCAATTAAGGCTTGTGGTAAATTACCAGTTGGTGTTAAATCAAATAATCCTACATCTGTGTATAAAACCAAAGCTGAAATGAAATGTAATCCAGGCTTTTTTAAGGCGATGATGTTTGTTGCTCCTTCTTCTGGAAGAAACTTATTCAATAGTGGTGATTTCCATTTTTACAGACAATATGGTTCTGTTGAATATAAACCAAAGAAAGGTGATACATACGAGAAGATTGCAAAGTTCTTTAATGTTCCAGTGTCTAGGGTGAAGAAGACTGGACCATTGAAGCCTGGAAAGGTGATGAAGTTTAAGGCGAATGGTTTTGCTCATAAGCGTGGTTGGGCTACTGGACCATTGCTTGAGGATGCAAAGGGGAAGCGTATTGTTGACCCTAGATTTTCTTCTCGTAATTACCCTGGTTTGGATTATAAGCTATACTGTAGTAGCTTCTGTGTCAAGAACAAGGGAGTGGTCATTGGAAAGAATAGCTCCAATGTCCGCAAAAAGGGATTCAATGTCAATCCTATCTTCAAACTCTAATCCTATTTCAAACATATCTACAATGTTGTCTAAAAGTTCTGGATTTATATTAGATTGACTTGTTAGTCCTGTTATATTATTTTCAATTCTTATAGTTACATTATATGTGGATACATCTATAAGTTTTCTACATAAGGGACATGAATTCTTTCCCTTTTCTTTCCATTTCTTGAGACATTCTCCGTGGAATAAATGACCACATCTTGTGGGTTTATTCGACCGAGTTTCCCTGACTTCTCCAAGACATATGGAACAGGGTGTCATCTTATTTTACTAGGTCAAAAGAATTAGTAAATATTTGACACATTCAAAAGTGGCTTGTCGCACACTGTGATACGGTTTGATGATCTTATGCTTTGTTGATCTTGGACAACCTTCAAAGCCTTTGGTCCTTGGTTTTGCAACAATTTACGATAAGAGTAGTTGTCGCTGTAGGCGATGTTGTTCCTTTGCATGATATAATTATTCAAAAGTTGAGCAGAGGTGGCAATTGAAAAGCACCTCCCATCGGCTTGACCCATGCGCTGAGACATTTATTATCTATCTAGAAATTAATTTGAAGATTATTTCCAGTGGCAAGCCAAGATTTAAAATTTCTTTTTTTCAGAGTTTGAATAAGAGGTTCCACTGGGTATCCAATAAAAGTGTCAAACAATTCTTTTGTATTGGACTTGGATACACGAATGTTTGGGTTTTCATTGATATTTTCATTAATGATGTTGTAAGCAAAAACAATTTCTTTGAGAGTTTCTGCACCAGTGATAATAATTTTTCCAGTTCCGAAAATACTGACGGTAATTTCTTTCATTTCTTCTGCGGGTTTGAACTTAATTTTGACGGCAGAATATCTGTCCGGTTCAAAAGAAACTTTGAAGATGTCTGGGTATTTTTCAAACTGAGCCACGGTTTCCAATAAGTTGATGTTGTAGTTGAGAGAATAGTTTGAGTTGACCATGACAACTCTGAAAGTGTCAATCGGTGCAACAGAAGTCGTTCCCAAGTATTTTTCAAAGAGAGTGCAAAGTTCAGAGATGATTCTTTTGCAATCAAAGAGGTCACTGCACCCAGCAACTTGTAAACTGCCATTTGGGAAAACTTTGATTGACTTTGTGCTGAAATCATCAATGTAAACAAGTGTAATTTGGTTATAAAAAGTAGTCGGTTTCATAGTCCACTTGAAAGTATTTTTTTCTTTTGAGTTTTCCATATCAACATTAATAGTTTTGTTTTTGAAAATTTCTTTGAGTTTAGGAATATCAATATCGTGCATGTATTTTGAAACCATGGTGATTGTGGTAATCTTTATCCAAGACGGTTTGAATTCTTCATCATATTTTTTTCTGAATTCATCCAGAGTCAAAAGATAGGAGAAAGTGTTGTTGGCGATGTTGTGATACATAAGGGTCGTCAGATGTTACTTACAGAAATAAAAGGTGCGCTAAACTTAGGTCTTCAAAAAACATGAATTATTTTAATATGGACAGGTGTACAAACTGTAAAAGAAAAGCCAATTTAAAACCATGTTGTCAATGTAGCGTTAAAGTATGTTCTATATGTTCATATTGTGAGATGCATGACTGCCCCAGGGTAGTTGAAGAAATCAATGAAGACATGAATAGGTTTAAAGAGAAGATACATACTTTAAATACATGAGCCTCTCCTTTATAAAAAAAGCCCTTGTCGTGACCGACATCGAAGATGGTCACACTCATGTCGAACTTGAGTACATCCGATATGTTGACGAATATGAAGAAAGTGATAAAGGTTACAAGAGATTTGTTGATTATTTCTTGACCGAACCAGTTGGTGACTGGCAAAAGCTTTCATTTAAGAAATCCACCATGCCATATGAGCAATTTCTTTCGACGATGGTTAAACAAACCCTTGAAGTCAAACGACGATTGGCAAATATTGCCCTTGAAAACATAATAAAGGATGATCCAAGCTTTCATACAAAAGTTAGAGTTCTTCACACATCAAAGATTATTGAGCCAACTTTTGTTCCACCCTACATTGATTCAGACAGTTCTTGGCAGGTGAGTTTATTAGATTCACTCTGTGAAGAACATTTACCTGATTTAATTGAACGCGCAGATAATTCTAAGCGTCTCATTAAAATGTTTAAAGTACTAAAAGATATACAAGAGCAATAAATATTATAATCATAATAAGTTTATTGATGAATTGTTTTCTATTTCGCTCTTCTTCTTTTTTCGCGATGCTTTCTCCATCAGCGCATAAATCAGTATTGACGGAACCGTCTTCATACTGAATTACTCGTTCTGGAAGCACTAAACGAGACATTGGACAGTTTGCTTTGGGGTCAGCGCAGAAATTAGCACCTCCCACTTTAGTGTGTAGTTTGCAGGCTACACTTGGTTCTTCTTCTTGAACTGTTTCAATTGGTTTTTTATATGGGGCAAATTTGTATGGTGTACCAGCAGAACCAGGTAACGAAAAATCAATCAACACAAATGGGTTAATATCATTTATGTTGTTTTGGTCTGATATCATATGTTTACTCATCTGCCTTTGTATTAGGATTAGATTTTTTATCGTATTTCTTTGTCACCATCTTAACTTTATGGAGTTCCCACATCTCATCTAAATCTATATCTAACATATGTGCTAATTGAAACAAATAGCTAAATACATCACCCAACTCCATTGTGACATCTGTCCCCCTGTCCTTTTTCAAACCAGTTTTCTTGAAAGTTCTTTGATGTTGTCTGATCGCTGACGCAAGTTCTCCAAACTCTTCAGACAACAACAGCCATACTTTATCTATATTGACTTTATCCCAACCCTTGGTTTTACATACTTTTTTGGTTTCATCCTTATAATAATTTAATGATGTTGTCATCTTATGTTTTTATGGATTTAAAACTTTATACCAATATTGTCTTTCGCATCTTCAATTTTTGTCCCTGTTGTGGATGTATTGATTGGTTTAGCGAGTGGAGTGGTTAAAGTATCTAACTCCTTATTGTAGGCAATATATTGAGACATGCCAGTTTGAATTTGTTCATAAGCCGCTTCCAAAACTTGTTCGTTCATCATACGAACTTGAGCTTCAACGTCGCTGTATGGGTCGCCAGAATTGTTAATGAAAACTGTTCTCATGATGACAAAAACATCATTTATGTTTTGGTAGTCAATTGCAATACCGGTTTTATTTTTGAAATGTTGGCGTATGCCACGCTGGATTAAATTAGTATTGAACTCTGAGAAGAAAAGTTTATTCAGAGGGGTTTCACTTTGTCTCAGAGTATTGATATACATTTAAATTATGTTAGGAAAAAAAAATATACTAATAATAAATAATGTTGCAAGGTGCTGATTTTGATAAAACTTTTTCAAGTAAAAGACCCCATGTAGATTTAGGTCCCAAGTGCACACCCCCTGAGTGCTTTAAGGGTTCATATGCACCAGTGACAAAAGCTGGTAATGCTGGACCATTCAATGTTAATACATACCTTCTTCAACCTAATAGAAAGGAAGAATGTGGAGGTAAACCCGTCTCAGTGCGAAGTGGAGATTGTATATTTAAAAAATAAATACTAATCTTATCCAATGAAGGTCACTAAGCGCTCAGGAGAAAATGTGGAGATGAAATTTGATAAAGTCACCGCTCGTATTTCAAACTTAACCCAAGGATTATCCGACGCTGTATCACCAGATAAGATCGCACAACAAGTTGCTTCTCAAATGTATGATGGTATTCATACACAAGAGATTGATGTTTTGACATCAGAAATTGCGATCGGTATGATAACCACTGACCCCGACTATGAAATATTGGCCACTCGTATTTTAGCTAGTAATATTCAAAAAACTGCTCCAAAATGTTTTACTGATGCTATGAAAGAACTTTATGATAATAAAATTGTCACTGAAGATGTTTTAAATAACTCTGCTAAAGTTTCTGATGCAATTGTTCCAGAGAGAGATAATGACTTTGGTTTCTTTGGTTTGAAAACACTTGAAAAGGCATACTTAACTCGTGTAAATGGCATAATCCAGGAAACACCACAATATATGTATATGAGAGTTGCCCTGGGTATTCATGGATCAGCCATTGAAAAAGCCATTGAAACATATGACCACATGTCTCGTGGGTTGTTTGTTCATGCAACTCCCACACTTTTCAACGCTGGAACTTTGAGACCACAAATGTCCTCATGCTTCCTTATTTCATCCAAAGGTGACTCAATTGACGGAATTTATGACACTGTAAAAGAGTGTGCTCGTATCAGTAAATGGGCTGGTGGCATTGGAGTTCATATCTCAGATGTAAGAGCTAAAAATTCTCATATCAAGGGAACCAATGGTAATTCATCTGGTATTATACCAATGTTAAGGGTATATAATGCAACTGCTCGCCACGTCGATCAGGCTGGTCGTCGGAAGGGCTCAATTGCTATGTACCTAGAACCATGGCATGCCGATGTCCTTGACTTTCTTGAATTACGACTCAATCAAGGTGATGAGGAAGCCAGATGCAGAGATTTATTTACTGCAATGTGGATTCCTGACCTATTCATGCGACGAGTTGAAGAAGACAGTCATTGGTCTCTCTTCTGCCCTAATGTTGCAAAGGGTCTAAATGAAGTTTATGGTGAAGAATTTGATGCTCTCTATGAAAAATATGAAAAGGAAGGTTTGGCAACTCAAACAGTGTCAGCCATGACTATTTGGAAAGCTATTATCAAATCACAAACTGAAACTGGAACTCCATACATGCTTTACAAGGACCAATGCAATAAACGCAGTAATCAAAAGAATATTGGTGTGATTAAAAGCTCAAATCTTTGTGCAGAAATTCAGGAAGTATCCAATAAGGAAGAAACAGCGGTGTGTAATTTGGCATCTGTCGCTCTTCCAAAGTATATTGACCCAGAAACTAAAAAATATAAATTTGATGAACTCCATAAAGTTGTTAAAATTATGACAAAGAATTTGAATAAAGTTATTGATAAAAATTATTATCCAGTTGAAACAGCTGAAAATTCAAACATTAAACATAGACCAATTGGTTTGGGAGTTCAAGGTTTGGCAGATGTATTCAACTTGAGTGGTTTAAGCTTTGACAGTCCCGATGCAATGAAACTAAATGCTGCAATTTTTGAAACTATTTATCACGCTGCACTAGAAGCAAGTTGTGAATTGGCAGAAATTGATGGACCATATTTATCCTTTGAGGGTTCGCCAATAAGCCAAGGTATTCTCCAATTTGATATGTGCGATGGCGAAGCTCCATTTAGTGGAATGTATGATTGGCACGCAATGAAGGAACGAGTTAAGAAGGGTGTCAGAAACTCTTTACTTGTTGCTCCCATGCCAACTGCTTCTACCTCACAAATTCTAGGAAACAATGAATGTTTTGAACCATACACAACTAACATTTATTTGAGAAGAACCCTCGCGGGAGAGTTTGTTATTGTGAATAAACATCTCGTGAAGGCACTCAAAGAAGACGGACTTTGGTCTAAGGAAATGAAAGATTTGATGGTGAGAGCTGGTGGTTCAATCCAAAATATTACTGACATTCCAGATCATATTAAAGTTCTTTACAAGACTGTGTGGGAAATCAGTCAAAAGGTAATTATTGATATGGCGAGAGACAGAGGTTTCTTCGTGGATCAATCTCAATCAATGAACTTGTTCCTTGAATCCCCAACAGTTGCCAAAATCTCATCAATGCACTTCTACGGTTGGAAGTCTGGCTTGAAGACAGGTATGTATTACCTTCGTTCAAAGGCTAAGGCTAGACCAATTCAATTTAGTTTAGAACCCGAATGTTCTTCTTGTTCGGGTTAGAGTTTTAGATTTATTGTAATTAAATGAAACCATTTATTAAATGGGTTGGTGGTAAAACACAAATATTAGATGATACATTGTCCCTTTTTCCCACAACAATAGAAAATTATCATGAACCATTTGTAGGTGGAGGAAGTGTACTATTAAGTGTACTTTCTAAGAATATAGTTCATGATAAAATTTATGCAAGTGACACAAATTATTCTTTGATTCAATTGTACAAACATATTCAAAATAATTTCGAAGAATTATATAATGAATTAAAAAAAATATTTAAAAATTATGAAAATAATATCGAAGAAAAAGAAAAATATTATTATTCGATGAGACAATTATTTAATACATGTGACAAAAATAGTATTGAACATTCTGCATTATTTATGTTTTTGAACAAGACATGTTTTAGGGGTTTATATAGAGAGGGTCCAAATGGTTTTAATGTTCCATATGGTCACTACAAAAAAGTAAATATAATTGAAAAGGATGAATTAGAAAAAATTAATAAACTTATAAAAAATGTAAACTTTGAATGTTTAGATTTTAGAGAAAGTTTGAAAAAAGTTGGTTCCCAAGATTTTGTTTATTTAGATCCACCTTATGCACCCGAAACAAAAAATTCATTTGTTGGATATACAAAAGGTGGTTTTAAATTGGAAGACCATAATGAATTATTTAAAACAATAAAAGAAAATCTTCCAAAATTTGTTATGAGTAATTCTAATGTTGAATTAGTAAATGAAAGTTTCAAAGAATATAACAAAAAAGTTATAATTGCCAAAAGAGCTATAAACTCTAAAAATCCAGAATCCAAAACTGAGGAAGTAATTTTTTATAGAACTTAAAGTTTCAGTTCTATGTTTTATTAAAATGCGCGGTTTCTCCGACGTATTAGAAGATGTTGAAATTGGTAGCTACGAGAACAAAAAAATTACTATTAACACCAAGGACAAGAAGCCAGTAAGAACTCATACACCCCGGATGTATATGCCATTTGGTGTCTCTGGTTTTGTCCCAGAGGTAGGCCAAACAAAATACAACGTTGAATTTTCAATGAAAGGGTGGAATGAAGAAGGCAACTATGTGAAGAACTTTTATGATACAATTCGTGAACTTGAAAAACGAGTTGTATTGGAAGTAGTTCAACAAAGTGTTAATATCTTTGGTGAAGCCAAAACATATGCAGAAGTTCAGTCTATGTTTAATTCCAACATCAAAGAAGACCCCGAGCGAGAACCAAAGTTTAGGGTAAAAGTTGATACAACCTATGATTCTCGTATTAAACCACTGATCATTGATCCCGAGAAAAACGATATTCGTAAGGAGGCTACAAATGGACTTTACGCAAGGAATACAGGTGTCGCTAAAATTGAAATGAATAGCGTGTATTTCTTGAATAAGAAGTTTGGTATTACTTGGAAGCTTCATCAACTCATGGTATTTGAACCACAACGCTTGAAAGGATTCCAGTTTATTAGTGAGCCTTAGACTTTTTGGGTGAAGAACTCTTCTTTGGGGAAGAACTCTTCTTCTTTTCTGCCTGTTTCTTTTTGAGTGCACTCATGTTCACTTGAGATGGACTGATCTTACCCGCAAAGAGAAGCTTTACAAGATTTTCTAATTCATGTTCTGTCATACTATTTATTGGTTTACCCATAAATATTGGACTTGAAGGTTTCCTATGATCCAACTTAGATCTGTTTACCATTTATTTAATATTAACATTTTAATTCCTATTTTTGCTTGCTTCTTTAGCAAACATGTATGTTACTAGGGCTTCCTTATAAACATTTGCTTTCAATTTTACAAAGCTATTGGGATTCATGCCTAAACGCATTTTTGCTAAACGAACCGACTCTTTCCAAATTTCGGTATCTCGTGCCATTCTTATATTACTTCTTCATTTTTTTTATGAGCTTTTTGTAAGCCGCTGTGCCTTCTTTGGGCTGGAGCTTGAAACCCTTCTTCGCTGGCTTGAACACGGCAGTCATCGCCTTCTTACCTTCCTTCTTCATGCGTTCAAGGGCGGACATTTGCGCCTTCTTACTCTTAATTTGACCATCGTCGTCGCGAATCAAATCACCAGTCTTCAAACCACCAGCTGTCATTTTGGCAGTTCCATGAAAGACTTGAGCGCGTGTGCCAATTCGTTGCATATCAGACATTTTATATATTAATCACTAAGATAATTTTCATCTTCTGAACAAATTTCAATTTCACACTCTTGTGGTTCAATCACATCGGGTTTCCTTTCCCTTGGTTTCCTCGTCTTTTTTTCGGGGACATCAATACCGTGCTCCCTATGCCACAACACTTTGTTCCAAAATTCTTCCATAATTGGCAGCCTTTTTGCAAACCATTCTCTGTCTCTCTTAACAACTGTTATAAGGAACTCGGCTTTTTTTGGCCAAGTAATCTCTTCTGGTTTGTATTGTATAAACCTTGCCTCTTCCAATTCAAGCACCTCCATACACACTTGAAGCTGACCCATATAGTGAATTGGCACCTCATCTTTTATTTCTCTCTTCAAGGGACACTTAATTTCAATTAAATACCCTGCTTCACTCACGCCGTCGGGTGAGCCGCCAATCCATTTGATAGTTGGATGCACATATAAACCAATCTCATGAACTTTGTCCCCAGTTTGTTCTTCATATATAATTCTTGCTTCGTCTTCATACTTATTACCATGAGCACAAGCACCTATAGTATCAACAAAGGGCTTACCCTTTCCACATTTATCAAGTAATAAGTCAAAAGGTTTTTGATAAGGGTTCTCACCAATAGCGCTAGGTACCTGGGATGCGGTCAGGACCGTTTTTCTTAGTTCAAACCACTCTTCAGACCTCTGGGCTGCATATTCATAGCTAATTAATTTTTCGACATGGGGATGCATTACATATATAACTATTAAACCTTTTAAGTTAAATTACTCTACTGGGTTGTTGTCTACAAATTGTTTTGCAGCCATTTGTTCGGCTAGTTTCTTATTTTTTCCAGTTCCTCTACCCAAAAAATGATTATTGATATACATGTCAATAGTAAAAATACCATTTTCATGGGAAAAAATTCTATATTCGGGAAGAGGTAAGGAATGCATTTGTGAAAACCTCATTGTTTTGTCCTTAAAATTGTCATCAACTTGAAGACACCTCATGTCTACCAATTGTGGATTTTCATAGATTTTCAAAACAAATTGCTTGGCATGTAATAGTCCCAAGTCCAGGTAAATAGCACCAATCAATGATTCAAAAACATCTTCTAAAATTTTAGGATTTTTATTCCAATTGTTTCGCATTCCCTTTTCATCCATTTGGATCCATTTATCCAAGCCCAGCTTCAAAGCAATTT